ATCTTAAACAACAATTAGAATTAATGAAAATGTGTGGCAGGGTTAATAATAACCCAAGCCTTGCATATAATGAAAACTTTAGATTATTAGTATCTAAATGTAGAGGTGTAACTCCTACAAGAGATACCACTAGACCTGATGATTCTAAAAGTTTATGGGATGATATGAAAGATGAATATAAAGAAGAAAATCCAGATGTTAAAATAATGGGAGATAAATTTATAACTAATAAAAAGAAATTAGTAATACCAAAATATTTAACAGATGAGTTACCAATACCAACTAACTAAAAAGAAAAAAATTTAAAAATGAAATATGTATTGTACATTAGTTTAATGATGTACTTGATATCAATAACAATATTGACTGCAAAGACAATAATATTAATTTAAAACGTAGAGGTTATATAAATAATGATAATAGAAGATAGAGATAATTTACTGACAGATTTCGGTAAAACTACACTAAAGGACAGGTATTTATTACCAGAAGAAAATAGTCCACAAGAAGCATTCTTAAGAGCGGCAAAAGCGTATTCTGATAATGATGAGATGGCACAAAGAATTTATGATTATGCATCTAAATTATGGTTTATGTATTCTACACCGATATTAAGTAATGGAGGTACAGAAAGAGGTATGCCTATCTCTTGTTTTTTAAATTATGTTGGAGACAGTAGAGAAGGATTAACTGATCATTATACTGAGAATGCTTGGTTAACATCTATTGGTGGAGGTATCGGTGGATACTGGGGTGATATTAGATCTGATGGAGTTAAAACATCAGGTGGTTCTCAATCATCAGGTACTGTACCGTTTTTAAAAGTAGTAGATGCAGAAATTATGGCATTTAGCCAGGGCAAAACTAGAAGAGGTAGTTATGCTGCATATATGAATGTATCTCATCCAGAAATATTAGAATTTTTAGATATAAGAAAACCATCAGGTGGAGATATACATAGAAAATGTTTAAATCTACATCATGGTATAAATATTACTAATGACTTTATGGAACTTATTGAAAAATGTATTCAAGAGCCAACTTATGATGATACTTGGAATTTAATAGATCCTCATACAAAAGAAATTATTAGAAAAGTTTCAGCTAGAGATTTGTGGTTAAAAATACTTGAAAACAGAGTAGCCACTGGTGAGCCCTATATATGTTTTATTGATCATATTAATGATGCATTACCTGAAACACAAAAGAAATTAGGATTATCAGTTAGGCATTCAAATTTATGTACTGAAATTACTTTACCTACTAACGAAGATAGAACAGCAGTGTGTTGTTTATCTTCTGTTAACTTAGAGAAGTATGATGAGTGGAAAAATGATAAATTATTTATATCTGATTTAGTTAGATTTTTAGATAATGTATTACAAAGTTTTATAGAAAATGCACCTGATAGTGTATTTAGAGCAAAGTTTAGTGCAACTCAAGAAAGATCTATTGGTCTTGGTGCTATGGGTTTCCATGCTTATTTACAAAAAAATAATATTGTATTTGAATCTGTTATGGCAAAAGCTAAAAATAAAATAATGTTTAAACACATAAAAGATGAAGCTGTTAAAGAGTCTCAAAGATTAGCTGTAAAAAGAGGTGAAGCACCTGATATGGAAGGTACTGGAATGAGAAATGCTCATTTACTTGCGATTGCTCCTAATGCTTCAAGTTCAATTATTTGTGGAACTACTTCCCCGAGTGTTGAACCTTTTAGGGCTAATGCTTATGTTCAAAAAACTATGTCTGGTTCTTTTTTAGTTAAGAATAAATTTTTAGAAAAACTATTAGAGACAAAAGGTATTAATAACGAAAAAACATGGACTTCAATCCTTGGTAATCGTGGTTCAGTTTTACATATTAAAGAGTTATCAGCTTGGGAAAAAGATGTATTTAAAACTGCAATTGAAATTAATCAAAGTTGGATTATTGAACATGCAGCAGATAGACAAGAGTTTATTTGTCAAGGTCAATCAGTAAATGTATTTGTACCTGCCGATGTTAATATTAAAGAGTTACATGATACACATATGTTAGCATGGAAGAAAAAATTAAAGACTTTATATTACTGTAGAAGTGAAGCAATTAAACGTGCTGAACTAGTAAGTAAAAAAGTTGAAAGAACAATAATACCTGAAGCTGATTGTTTAGCTTGTGAAGGTTAATAGAAAGATTAAAAAAAATGAGTTTATTTGATACTAGAAATTATTATAAGCCCTTCGATTATGGATGGGCGTTTGAGGCATATGAAACAATGCAGAAGATGCATTGGCTTCCTAGTGAAGTACCATTGCATGAAGATGTAAGAGATTGGAATGAAAGATTAACTGAAGAAGAAAAGAATTTAGTATCTCAAATATTAAAGTTCTTTACTCAAGGCGATGTAGATATAGCACAAGCTTACTTGGATAGGTATATTCCAAAATTTAAATCTCCTGAAGTAAGAATGATGCTTGCATCTTTTGTTGCCTCTGAAGCTAATCATGTTCATAGTTACTCATTATTAAATGATACTATTGGTGAAACACAATTAACTAATTTTAAAGCATTTCAAGAATATAAAGAAATGTCTAATAAACATGCATATCTTTTTAAATCTAAGGGTAAAGGTACTCAAGGTTTAATAAGAGACATTGCTTGTTTTTCTGCATTTGGAGAAGGTTTACAATTATTTGCATCTTTTGTAATGCTTTTAAACTTTCAAAGATTCGGTAAGATGAAGGGTATGTGTCAAATTGTTACTTGGTCTATTAGAGATGAAACACATCATGTTGAATCAATGATTAAATTATTTCATACATTAGTAAAAGAAAATCCTGAAGTATGGACAGAAGATTTTAAAGCTGAACTATATCAAACATGTAGAGATATGGTTGAATTAGAAGATAAGTTTATTGACTTAGCTTTTGAAATGGGTGGTATCCGTGGATTAAAACCTGAAGAAGTTAAACAGTACATAAGATATATTGCTGATAAAAGATTATTACAATTGTCTTTAAAACCAAATTATAAAATTAAAGAAAACCCGTTAAGCTGGCTTGATTGGGTAATCAATGGTGTTGAACATACAAATTTCTTTGAGAATAGGGCTACTGAATATAGTAAAGGTTCTATTACTGGTAATTTGTGGGGTTAGTATATGAAGTTTATATTAACTATATACATTTGTTCTGCTATTGCACAACAATGCGGTGATCCCATTACAATAAATAATAAATATAAGGATTGGAACGATTGTATAAAAGACGGTTATAGTCAATCAATGTTATTTTTAAATAAATTTACTATTGATGAAATGAATGAATTTCAAACAATGACAAAGTTTACATGTACAAACCAACCTGGTGAGGACACTTAATTATGGCAGAATATCAAGGAAGAAAAGTTACCTTAAACAAACCTACCCGTGGTGATGTTAAAAAGTTTAAAGTTTTTGTTAAAAATGCAAACGGAAATGTTGTTAAAGTAAATTTTGGACATGGCGGAACATCGGCTAAGGCTCTTGGTGAGAAGACTATGAGAATAAGAAAAAACAATCCTAAGGCAAGGGCAAGTTTTAGAGCAAGACATAACTGTGCTAGCCCTGGTCCTAAAACAAAAGCGAGATATTGGTCTTGCAAGAAATGGTAAAATAAAATGGCTTATAAAAGAAAAAGTAGTATTAAGAAAAGTGCAGGTAAAATTAAACTTACTGCAAAACAAATGAAACTTCCAAAAGCTTTAAGAGATGAAATACTTGAAAAGAAAAAGAGGAAATAATGGCTTATAAAAAGAAAAAGGGTACAGGGGGTAAAGCTTGCTGGGCAGGATACCGAAGAGGTAAAGGTAACTCTTGTATAAAGATGAAGAAGAGGAGAAGATAAAATGGCTAGATGTTGTTGCCAAGTAAGAGCACAAAGAAAAAGAAAAATGACAATAAGAAGAAAAAGAAGAAGATAAATTTATAAAGGATAAATTGATATGATATTGAATGATAAAAAAGAAGAGAATAGAACAGTAACTATTAATAATAATAATTATTATGAAAATGAAATAAACGAAACAATGAGAAATAGTTTAATTTCTTTATCAACACAAAGAACAAACAAAGCAAGATTACAAATTGATGTTAATAATGCTGATATTTTAATTACACATCACTCTAAAATTATTGATGATGAACTTGCTAAAATTAAACCAATAGGAGAAAGTGCTGTTGCAGAAGACAAGACTTACGAAAATGGTAAAAGTTAGGAAATAAATGAGTATAAACGATGATATATTATCTAGAGAACTGAAACACCGTGTTCTTTTGAGTCTTTACGAAAAGAAACTAGATAATGATTTAACAAAAGTCATGTCATCCCATAAAAAACGATTAGTATCTTCAACTTTAAAGAATGGTAATAAAAGCGTAAATGCTTTAAACCGTGCTTTAACTATAGAGACTAGAAAAACTTATCGTAAGATATACAGAAATGGAATTATAGAATTAAAAGCTTTAGCTAATACTAGTTCTAAATTCCATAACAATACTTTAAAAGAAAGCTTAGGTAAAGTTTACAGAAGTAGAGTGTATACTGGGTTGAAAGTTAATGATTTAATTATTAATTCAGCAGGAACTTATTCTCAACAAATAGCATCTATTAGTTTATCACAACAAAGACGTATTAAGGATGTTGTTAAGAAGGGCATGACAGAAAATTTAGCTGTTAATAAGATAGCTAGAAATGTAGGTGATTCAATTGATTTACCCTCAGCCCAATTAAAAACTTTATCTAGAACTGCTATAACTGAAACATCAAGCGATATATCAAATGCAACATATAAGTTGAATGAAGATGTACTTGATGGTTATCAATATGTAGCAACTTTAGACTCCAGGACTTCTTTAATTTGTGGAAGATTAGATGGTAAGGTTTTTAGATTAGATGATAAAAGAGGTGTAAGACCTCCTCAACATTTTAACTGTAGATCTACAACTGTTCCTATTGTTAAATCTTATGAAGATATAAGAGATACAAAAAGTCCTAGAATAAGTAAAAGAAGATTACAAAGAATATCTAAAAGTAAGAGAGCATCTTTTAATGGTCAAGTACCATCTGAAACTAATTTTCCTAAGTTCTTATCAGAACAAGATGATAGTTTTAAATTAGCAATATTAGGTAATAAACGTAGAGTTGAAATATTTAATACTGGTAAATTAAAGTTTACACAATTTAGTACAAAAACTGGTCAATTAGTATCTGTAAATAAATTAGAAGAATTACTTAATGGTGCTAAAACTAAACCTGCTATAATTACTACTGCATTACCTAAAGTCGTAGTGAAACCTAAGTCTACTGATGTTGAAATTGCTTACTTGTTAAATAGAGGTTCTACTAGTTTACGAAAAAGATATGATGATCAATTTAATGAACAACTTACTGCTCAACAAAAGATTATTGTTAATAAATTAGATAAACCACAAATTATTAAGAATACTAAGACAGGTGTTTATTATGCCCAAAGTCAAAAACTACAAGCACAATTAGATGCTAAAGATGGTAGTAAGTATTCTAAGAAATCTGTTAAGAGTTTTGTAATAAACCATGAGTATGGACATCATATTGATTATGTATCTAATAAAAGTAAATTATTAGCGTGGTCTGAAACTAATCAAGCTTTTAAAGATGCTGTAATTAAAGATAGAAAATTACTTTTTGGTAATGATAAAACTTTAGCCCTTGAAAAAATGGTTAAAAAACTTGCTGATAAAAAACCTGTAGATGTTTATAGTAAATATGACAAGACTAGAGTTATTGGTAAGATTAATGTAACAGATCTAAAAGGTGATGGTTTTGGTGAAGTGTCTGATATTGTAGATGCATTAGCTAAAGGGTCTTTTAGAACAAACTATAATATGTATGGTCATAGTATGAGTTACTGGAGAAGATCTGGTGCTGTAGAGAAAGAGATATTCGCTAATTTATTTGCAACTATGCATAATAAAAAAGCTTATGACATGGTTAAGACTATTATACCCAACACAGTTAAAGAGTTTGAGAAAAGACTTTTAGAACTAGAAAAATTATAAGGTTAAGGAAATGATATTAACAGAAAAAGAAAGACGACAAAAATTATTAGATGTTAAATCTAATGAAGGTTTTTATGATTTGTATAAGGAAGTTTTTAAAGAAGAGGTTCCTGAAACACAAACTAGAAATCCAAACGAAGAGATAGAAAATATAATGAATGCTATTTATAATAATGAAAAATTAATAGCTAAGCCTCTTGCAAAAGATGCCTGGATATAATCTATACAACAGAATTTATATTTGTTTATAAGTATAAGTTCATTAAAAATATAACAAGGGCCGTGTCCCAAGGAGATAAAAATGAGTGAAGAAATAAAAGTACAAGAAGAAACTAAAGCAGAAGAGACTCAACCACAACAAACAGATATTAAATCTCTTGTTGATGCTGAAGTTTCTAAAGCTATTAAAAACATCAAAGTTAATTTAGACTCTGCATACACTGAGAGAGATAAAGCTATTGCCGCTGTTGCGGAAGCTAAAAATGAAAAACAAAAAGCTGAAATAGAAGCCTTGGAAAAACAAGGTAAACATTCAGAAGTTATGCAAATGAAAATAAACGAGATGAGTGCTAAGCTTGAGACTTATGAACAAAAGAACACAGAATTAAGCAGAGATAACGCTGTGCGTTCTCAACTTAACTCTTTAAACTTTAAATCTGAAAAAGCCGCTAATATGGCCTATTCAGATATTGTAAAAAGTTTAAAGAAAGACGCTTTAGGAAATTGGGTGAATGAAAACGGAACTAGTATTAATGAGACTGTGTCAAATTATGCTAAAGACGATGGTAATTCATTTCTTTTTTCTGTTAAAGCGAATATGGGAACTGGAATAACTCCAGCCAAACCAAGTACAGGAAACACTCCTGTATCGTCTATAAAAGATATGTCAACTGACGAAATGCTTAATGCTATTAGCAAAGGGCAAATCAAAGTTAACGGAGAGTGGTCTAGTTAATTAGATCAATCTTTTATAATAATAACCGCACAATTATGTGCTTTAAATAATAAAAGGAAAATAAATAAATGACTGTAACAAGTGCAAACTTTAATAACATTGCAAGAGCAATTTCTGCTTACGAACAAGCTGGAAGAGCCGATGCTGCGTTATTAACATCAACTGCTTTAGTTGGTTCTGACGCAAGAATCAATGACTCAGGTGAAAATTACACTGGTACATTAAGATGGTTAGATTTCGCTGATCCAACTACTTTTCATAAACAAGATGAAACTGCTGCAAATGTAAATTTAAACGCAATGTCAGTATCAAACAAATCAGCATTATATATCAAAAATATTGATCATATTGCTGCACAAGAAATGTCAGTTCAAAAACTAATCTCTAAAGTAGATGGTTTAGCATACTTAGGATCTCAATTTGCTTCAGTTAGAGCAAGAAGAGAAGATCTACAATTAAGATCTATGCTTAATGGTGTTGCTGATAAAATCTTTGGTGCAACTGCTATTGGAAACTCTGATCCTGCTGCTAAAGTTAATGATTTTGGTTTCTACACTGGCTCAACTGCTGCTGGTGCTCCGAATCCACTATTTGCTAATTCTACTGGTGCTAGCCAATCAAGAAGTACTTTCTTTGATACGCTATTAGATGCTATTACTGAAATTAAAGGTGAATTTGAAGAGCCTTTCTATTACTTAGTAGTAACTACTGAAACTTACAACATTATGAGAAAAGAAAACGTTCTTGATGTTGCTCCAGTTGTAGACGGTAATTTCAATTTCTCTACTATTTTAGGTGGAAAAATTAGACTTATTATTAACAACCAATCGTTAACTGCTAACCTGCCTGCAACTATTAAAGTTTCTTTCTTAGCTAAAGCTGGTGCTATTCATTATAGCGATATTGCACAGGTTAATCCTACTGCAATTGAGAGAAATGAACTAGCTGGTAACGGTGGTGGATTAGTAACTGTTTTATCTAGATGGGGTAATATCATGCATCCAAAAGGATTCTCATGGGCTGGAAGTGCAACTGCATATCCTGCAAATGCTGATCTTGCTGCTATTGCATCATGGACTGTTCACGCTACTAACGTTAACCAAATTGGTTTATTTCCAATTTATCACGGTTAATATTTATAACTATTAGATACGGAGAAAAATAATGGCATTACAAAAAGGTTTCAACTCATTTGTTACTATAACAGAAGCAGAGGGTTATTTCTACGATAGACTTAATCAAGCTTCATGGGATAGTGCTACAGATGAAACTGTTGAACGGGCTTTAGTAACCGCCACAGGAATTCTTGATAACTTGGATTGGGGTGGAACGGCTGTGCCTACTACCCTTTATCCTCTATCATGGCCTAGAGATATTACATATTGGGAAACAAAGTCTGGTAAGTATGAAACTTTAGAAGATGATAGAAGCACAACAAGTTATGGGACTTTTCCTGAAGATATCTTGAAAGCTACCTATGAGTTAGCATTACACTTGATTAAAAACATGAGCACAATAGAAGATCAATCAACTGGTTCGCCCAGATTGAAAGATTTGAAAGTTGGTTCTGTTTCTTTAACATTTGATTTAGGATCTGGAATTAGTAATTTTAACGAATTACCTGACCATGTTCAAAATATAATTGTTAAATTTGATAATCCAGCTAGTTCTGCAACTAATAGAGGAGTTAAAGTTAGTGGAGGTGCTTAATGAGTTACACAAAACTAATTAAAACTAATGTAAAAAGTGCTTTTAATGTTGTAGGTGATATAGCAGAAGATATAGTATTTACAAATAAAAATGTAACTAACTATAATTTTGCTACACAAACCGTCAATACTTCTACTGATACATCTTTTACTGCTAAGGCGGTAGTTGAAAGTCAGTTTAGAACTAATGATGATACACCTAGAATAGAATGCAACTTATTGTTTGATTCAGATTATTTAGATTCAAGTAAAATCGATAATTACGATAGTATTGTACTTAGAGGTAAAACTTGGAAAATACTAAAATTTGAAGATAATAATTACATTATTAATTTAACTGTTGGAAGGGAATCTTAATGTCTACAATATCAAATATATTGACAGCTGTTGAGAGTTTATTCGCTTCCAGTGCTTGGACATCTAATAACATCAAAGCATTCCCTGCGAATTATCAAGGGGAAATTAATGCTGATGAATGGGTACGGGTTTCTGTATTACCATTTTCTTCAGAATTAGCTTATCAAGATGTAATAGCAAATGGACAAATTGTAATTCAAATATTCGTTGCAGCTGGATCTGGAATGAAAAGAGCATATCAAATTGCTGATTTACTAAAAACATTATTAGATCAAGAAGTAATCTCTGGATATCTACAAACAACTAATAGCTTTATAACAAACATTGGGATTGACCCAAAAGACGCTGGTTTATACAACGTTGATTATACGGTCAATTTCAGATCAATTTAACCAAAAATAATATAAAGGAAGAAAACAAAAATGGCTCTAATTTCAAATATAGGTGCTGGTATTTTTACTAAACTAAAATACAAAGCCGATGGTGGTTACACATTACCAACTTCAGATGCAACACACCAAACCTTCATTGGTGCGGGTGGTGATTTTGCAAGTGCGGTAGATGTTACTAACATCAGAGAATTTCCTTCATTTGGTAAACCTGCTAACATTGTTAACGTACCTAGTTACGGACAATCTGTAAGTAGCCAAATACAAGGACAAGCTGATGCTCCAACACTGGAGTTCAGTTTGAATTATGTACCAAGTGTACATGATGACATTCAAGCTTTAGTTCAAGATGGACTAACTTATGTATTCGAGTTGGATGTAAAAAATTCAGCTACTGGTGCAAATGCTGCATTTTACGTAAAAGGCTCAATAGCGTCTTTTGAAGTATCGCCAAACTTGACTGATTCAAATCAGGCAACTTTGACAATCGCAACTTCAACTGACTATACTGGTCCGTTTACTGACGCATAATAAAATATATATTAGGCTGGGTTTAATCACCCAGCTTAATTTAATTGTATAGGATAAAATCATGGATAATAAACCATTTAATAAATACTATGTGCTAAGGATAACTTCTTTGCATATAAAAAAATCTGTAGATACATCAATAAGAAAAACTTATGATAGATTGAAGGATGTAGAAAATAAACAAGAAGTCTTTGAAACATTAGATATTTTACATAAAATTAGAAAAATGATGGAAGACTTTGAATTGAATAATAAACATTTATATATAAAACCTTTAGAGGAGATTAAGAATGAAACACATAAAGATAATAGAGATAACGAAAAAAGTACCGTTCCTGAATCAGGAAGTGGAAATAAAACAACTGACAGTTAGGGGTATAAAAGATTTACAAAAAACATTAGATGTAAATAAAACTGATGATGTTGCAGGTGTAAAAACTTTAAGTGCTATATTTAAACAAACTGTTGTAGGTGCTAACGAAATGAAAGATTCAGATTTTGAAAACTTTCCAATTAAAGCATTAACTGAACTATCACAAGAGATTCTTGTATATAATGGTCTAGCTGCATCAGATGATAAAGGTGGTTCATTGGGGAAGAAGAGTTAGCAGAATATGAATTGGCTCATCAATTAGGTGTTACATTAGATCATATTTATAATATGTCCAGCAAGGAATATATGGGTTGGATTAAATATTTTGAAACAAGACCGTACGGTTGGAGAGAAGATCATAGATCTGCTATAATAGCACAAACAACTTACCAGGGTACTAAACCACTTAAGGTAAAAGAGTTATTTCCATCATTAAGTATGTTTTCAAAAAGTGAAGAACAAAAAGATATTAAATTAGAAATGGGTTTTAAAGAATTAAAAAACATAGCTAAAAGAAATAATATATCTTTTATGGAAAATAAAAAATCTGAAAAATGATAGTAAGGGCGGTGTAAACTGCCCGCTTGAAAGGTAATTATGAGAGATATAAAGAAAATAACTGCATATGCCATTATCAATAAAAAGAAAATTAAAGAACAAGAATTATTTAAAAACCTTAAAAAAGAAGTAAACACTGGTGCCAATGGTACACAAGGTTACATTATTAAAAAGGGTATTAACAAGGGCAAAAAAATATAATGGCAATAACTACTATAGGTTTGAAATCATCCTCTATTAATTTAGCT